GGATTCAAAATATTGTTTACATCTTTTTGGCTTTGTCGACTATCGGGTTCGCAGCTTACTTTATTTTTGGTATAAAGGTTGATGATCCCATTGATCCTGAGTCTCATGACGAAAGAAACAATCGTTACCTTAAAGGTAAGCGTCGCCGCAAGGAGCGTATTCAAAAATTACGACTGGCCGAGGTGAAGTTTCGACGCCAATCTGACCACCAAATAGATGGCACCAAGATACTCGAAAAGAGTTTGGTTAAGTTTGTCGCGCGTTATGGAAACGAGGCCACATCTTGTGTTGCCACCCATATTGGTAATGGCATCTTTGTCTACCCATACCATTGGCATCTTGATTTTGCTGATAGCAATGACGAGTGGGCAGACGTGGAGATTTTCATTGTGGATGGCAACGGCAAACGTAAAATTGATTACAATATTGAAAATATACGTGCATATTCAAACCTTGATTTGCTTAGCATATATGTTCCTGGCATTGATAGTTGTTTGCCAAAGGATGCTACTCGCTTCTTCATGGATCAGGAAACTTCCATGTCCGGAGAATTGGAAGCTGGGGCGCAAGTTTTTGTGGTTACTCGAAGAGGGTCGGATGCTCTGATTTCAGAAGGTCACCTATTACCTGCTTCCAACCAACTTCGGTATGCTTCGCAAGGCACTCCATTTAGAGTGGAATTCCCAATTGAGCATAGCGTCGAGACAAGCCCCGGTGACTCTGGAGGAATGTTATTTTGGAAGTCACCCCAAGGTAAGAATCATATTATTGGAATGCACGTTGGAAGATCAGCGCGCAATACAGGAATATGCATAGGTTTGGACTTGGTTATGATTAACACGATTAAGCAATCACATGGGGAAACTAAATTAGAATCCCACACGTGTGAGATCGATGATTTTCCTTTAGAGGTAGTCGAGATTGTTGACAAGCCCGTGCATTTGCCTCGTCGGTCTAAGTTTAGACCTACCTTTGCCCATGAGTATGCAGGTCCCGCAAACTTCATTCCGGCCAAATTGGATTATTTCCTTGAAGGGGATACTATTATTGACCCGGCTATTAAAGCTATGTCTAAGCTTTCAAAGGAGCACGTTACTGTATGTGATTTTGATAGATTGGCTGTCGCTGAGATGCTTGGATCTTTTTATCCTAAAAATGCTAAATTTGCCAGATTATTAGAATGGCAAGAAACGGTCGATGGTGTCCCAGAGTTGGGCTATCCTGGAGTGGATGGAACCACATCTGCTGGATATCCATATTGCCTCAAGGCAACTAAAGGTAAGCAACCATTTATCACATATGATGGTGATAAACATGTCATATCCGAATGCTTGATGTCTGAGGTGATCCAAAAGGAGCAAATGATGAAGGAGGGTATCAACCCAAAATTCATTTGGGTGGACATATTGAAGGATGAAACACGGCCTGTTGATAAAGTGCGCCAAGGAAAGACGCGACTGATAGCGACGTGCCCTGTTGACTTTCTTTTGTTGACTAGAAAATATTTTGGTGCGTTCATAGCCTATTTACACACTAAGTGCGTTGATAAACCTGTATCTGTAGGTATAAATGTTCATTCGCACGAGTGGACTCATTTGTACCTAAGATTTGCAGATAAAGATCCAAAATTTTGGACCGTCTTGGCTGGCGACTTCTCCAATTATGATGGCAACCTTTCTGCTGTTTTGGGTGATTTTGTGGTGGATTTTATCAATTCATGGTATGACGACTCAGAGGAAAATAAGAGGATACGAAAATTGATCATATTTAATGTTCATGATCCCATACGACTCTTTATAGATATTGCATATCGTGTTTACGGTGGTAACGTTTCAGGTAATCCTATTACAGCTGAGTACAACTCTCTTGTACAAGCCGTAAAATGGTGTATCACTGCAAGGCAACTAGGATTGTCCAAGTGCGATATAGAAATGTCTCTGTATGGTGATGACAGTATAGTTGCTCTTAGGAAACCAGGTTTAACTATTGCTAAATTGTCTGAAATGTTTTGGAACAACTTCAAGATGGAGTACACCCATAGCTCCAAGAAGTACTTTGAAGGTTTCGATGATATATCAACCGTAACATATCTGGGTAGACGATTCGTTTACCACGGTAAAATCGAAGGATCTCCACTACCTATAGTAAGAGCTCCTTTGGATATTGTGGTTATTAGGGAGATTTTGTATTATTACAAAGGTAATGTTGCTAATTTCTTCCAAAATTTCTCACAATCTTTGAGATCATTTGTCATTGAGCTATCACATCATGATAGGGAAACTTACCTAAGTGAAATAGCTAGGTTTGAAGATTTTATGATGGCAAGTGTATCATTAACCATCGTTGAAAAGGAGGCTTTTCGGACTATTTTGCGGGAGCGCACATATGATGATTGGTTACGTTTAAGATATGTGTATGATGCCCTTGATCACATGGGGCGTTTGAAGTACAGTGCGCATTTGCACTCTTGTAGACACATCATGCATGACCATCTTGATGGTAATTTTGATGAGATTCATTGTGAGTCTCACAAGGTCGATATAGTTGACGAAACTCAAAATCGTTGTGTAGAATTTTATTTTCCTGAATCAACAACCCCTGGTGCAGTCACTACTGACAACAGTGAATACACCGACCGCGCGAGCAACGATGTTGCGCCCACTCAAGAAGTAGAGTTGGGCAAGTATCATGACGCTGCTCCTATGGTATCCTCTGCGATTAACAGTGAGCTACTCCAGGATCCTTACAACAATGTGAATATGGAAATATTCACACTATCCGAAGTTATGAATCGTGAGTATCCTGTAGCTTCTTTTGCATGGACTAGTGGTACCATTAAAAATACCTTGCTTCATACTGTTAGCCTGCCGGATGATATTATATCCCAAGCTTTTATAGCTGACAAAATTAAGGGTTTTAAGAATTTCAACGCTGGCGTTCGCATTTCTGTACGCATGTCTAGTAGCTTGTTCAATTATGGTCGCATCATGGCATTTTACACTCCTGACCCTAGTGATGATCCATATGCTACTGCTAGAACCCAAACTATTGAGCAATGTTCTGGATTTCCACACATGCTCGTGTCTGCCAGTTCTAGTGAGGTAGCAGTGTTGGATATACCCTTTATCAACAATAGGCGAGCAATTGACAGGTCCGCAGCTTTCAATGCTGATCGCATGGGTCAAGTCCAGTTTAGAGTCCTCAACCCATTGTGTTCGGCTAATGGAGGCACTGCTTCTGTTACTGTATTCATCACAGCTCAATTTTTGGATTTTAAGATGTACATGCCCTATCAGCCAAACTCCGGTAGACACCGAGTTATTAGTTCTCATACTAAGCAAGCCCAGAAGAGGATCACATCCGCCGAGGCTATTGCTAAATCTGAGGCTAACAACATATCAGGCACACTTGAATCATTGGCTGATATTGCCGGTGCGATGAACAACGTCCCGTTTCTGAACACCTATTCAGCCATATATTCCAACACCGCGCGATTGTTTGCCGCAGGTGCAAAAGTGCTTGGGCTTGATAAACCCACTTCGTTAGCTAGAACGGAAATCAATAAAGTCAATCCTTTTAGTGATGTGGCCAATTCGAGAGGTATCGACTGCTCCAATAAAGTGGCGGTGGATCCTGAGAACAAAATTTCAACCTTGCCTAATATTGCTGGTGTTTCTCAAGATGAAATGGCGATAACATACATAGCCGGAACCCCTATGTTGATTGATGAGTTTACATTCGATGCGACCACACCCATTGGCCATAATACGCAAATTTGTGATACAGACATCGCACACCTTCCTTGGACATATGCAGGATGGTTAGCAGCTTTAACTAACCATCATTCTGGATCCATGAAAATAAAGGTTTATATATCTGCCAGCACATTGCAAGCAGCCCGTGTTGTCTTTTATGTTAATACGATAGCAGGCAAATGGCAAGACTGTTATCACCGAGTCGTGGATATTTTGGGAGATACTGAAGTTGAAATGGTTTTGCCGTACACAAGTGTTGAATTTGCGCGTAACAATGCAAATTTTGCCGATGCAAGTGGAGATCCTCCTATGTACCTGTACATGCAATTGCTTTCGTACTCGCCCCCGCAAAATGCTGTCAGTGTTCCAGTGTATGTCAACGTTTATGCGGCTGCCGCTAGTGACTTTCGCGTGTATGGACCGTTAGTGCGCTATGTTGCTATAACGAATCAATCTAAAGTCGAGGCTTATATCCCTGAGTCCAATCCAAGAGAGGATTTTTCTAAGGAATTTGAACCATTACATCCATCCATGTGTTCATTTTTGCATGACGGGCTAATTTACGGTGAGGAAATTCGATCTTATCGTGATTTTGCACACAGATATGTTCCAGTCCGGGCAGTGACTCCTGGAGCCAGCGTTCCGATTTGGGAAGGAGCAGGTAACTGTGGCCCAGCTGGATATGTTAGCTTGGAGCTATTGGCAATGATCTTCCTTTATTGGCGTGGTTCCGTGCGTTTCAAACTTCTCCAAAAGGAGAGTGGTATTAATTGCGCGGTAGTAAATAGCGGAGGCGGATCTGCATTCCCTTTTGCTGGAACTGTGCTATCATCTGACGTCAACCCGGTTATAGATTTTGAAATTCCTTTTTACCATAACCGTGTATTTCGCAATTGTTTGAGTGCCACGACCACAACTTTTACTATTTCAGGTAAAGCTACTAGCTTTATGCTGAAAGCCGGTGGAGATGATTTTTCTTTTCACTTTCTTGTCCCGCCACCAGCCTACCAG